TGAGCGTGACTTGGTTCAAGTCCATATCTTTCGCCTTGTGTAGGCCAATAAACATCATCTTCGTAGTCGTCATTATTATTTTCTGAAGGCGTATGTGATTTATAATTACCCCAAGTTGAAGAGTTTTTTTCGTTACCCCTTGGAGATTGAAGTGTTTCTCTAGCAAAATAATTTATAACCGATATATCATCAACACTGTTTGTTTCTTGTATAGCCTCTAAAGATCCAGAACTACCATCGTAAAATTCTTGAATTGAAACGGCTACTACGTAAACAAAGGTATGATCTCTAACGTCTAATGCTACAATTTCTTTTTCTGTACTACTTGTGTCAGCTACTACATCTGAAGCCCACTCTATATAACTACGATCACCACCGTCATTAAGAATATCAAATATTTCTACGTCACGATTTCTTGTTCTATTATAAGACCCGTGTTTATTAAATGAAGTGGCAGTTGCAAAGTTCATGTTGTTCACATCTAACGGTCTGGTAGTTATACCAACTCTTAATACACCTTTTTTTCCACCTGTAGTTGCTTTCGCAAGTCCTGTTGCTGATAAATTTACAAAATCTTTATCGCCAACATCTATTGGCTGTGTAACATTTACAGTATAGCCCCAGTTGCTAGATGCGTAACCATTTCTATTTCCGTGAGAAAATTGTAGTTTGTTATCTTTTACAACCACTTGAGCAACTGACTGATCTGGTGATTTTAACCATTCTTGAAAGTCTCCAAGAGCAAAGTCACCATCTATAACTTCCTCGTTGTCTTCTGGAAAAGCATACGCACCACTATCTTCTTGTAAAATTTGAAATGGATTACTAGTGTGTTTTGTAGGATATAAAAGATGTTTTATACCAGCAGAATCTACGCTGCTAATTTTAGTGTAATTAATATAATCATGAGGTATTGGCATAACCAAAGATGATGGTAAATCTATTTGTTGTGATTTTACAGATTTTAAAGTATCAAAAGATAATTCTGCTAATGCTCTTTGCGCGTGAAACGCTATATCTATTCTACTAGCACTTGGTATTATTTTATTATCACCAACATAGACCACCATAAATTGGTTTATAATATCTTCTAGTGAAGTGAATTGATAATCGCCTAACTCACTACCAGTAACAATATTTCCTTTATAATAATCTTTTTGTGTGTTTTTTAATAATCCCATTTATTTATGCTTTTTCTTGTTGTATATTTTTAATTTCTTCTTGCGCCGCGGCTTGAGATAAATTAACATCTTTAATAGCAATTCCAGCTAATTTTAATATACTAATAACCAAATTGTTTTCTTCTGACGAGTGCAATTCAAAATCTTGAAGATTTTCATCATATAAATTATAAAGAGCACTTTGATTGTGTATAACATATGTCCACTGTGGTTTTAAAGGTTTTCTTACTAATTCAACCACAACGTTAGTGTTATCCTCTAAACTCGTAGGTAGCGTAAAATTTATAGTGTTGTTGGATATATAGTAATTAGTAGCAAGAGTGCTTCCAGATAATAAAGGGCTGGATGATATACCTTGTAATTCACGCTTACTAACTCTTTGCATAGGTATTGTTTTTCCACTATCTAAAACTATTGAAACACTATCAATTTGGTAAGTGTTTTCTGGTAAATTATCTCCACTAGAAAAAAACTCAGGATTAGATTCAAATATTTGAATTTTTTGTTCTAATAATTCAATAGTACTATTTTCTGTTGCTCTTCTTGCAAATTGATTTTTATCATAAAAGTATTGTTCAAATATACTCATTTGAGCATGATCAGCAAATAAATTAAACTCTTGCGGAGTTATATAACCTCTCTGTTCTTTATTAGTTATAGCTAATACTTTTTGATACACATCATCAATTCTTACCATAATTTCTTTTAATTTGTAGTTTGCAATCGCCCCGTAGAGCGACTGCATCTACAGTTAGATTAATTTAATCTTTTTTCAATATTTGAATATATTTCCATACCTTCATCAGTTTTAAACCAATGCGCTAAAGCGGTGTATGGATGCTCATCAAATGGAACGTTCATTAGTTTTCTATTATTAGAACCCCATGAAAAAGTTCTTTGATCGCTTGATAGTTTAATGATACCAAGCTCAGTTGCTTTAATACCAAAGTTCCTAAGTTGAACATTGTCATCATTAGCTAATTCTAAGAAAAGTTGAGGGTTTTTTCTAGCAAATACTAGTAAATCTCTTTTAAGCTCTTTAGAACTCATCTTAGACACGCTAGAGCCTTTTTCTACTCTCATAATAGCCTCTGCCATATCAATATCCATGTCTCTTGCAGCTATAATAGCATCTGCTTCTAACTCTAAAGTTTCTATATCGTTTGCTGCTTTAACTTCTGGCTTCCACTCATAAAAAATATTATCTTTATGAGGGTGGTATAAAGAAAGCATTTTTTGCAATACAGTTTTGTTTTTAGGAACAAACAAAGCTCCATTTCTAAATATAATGTGTTCCAACCTTTGGTCGCCTTTCATTTCGTCTACAAAACAAGTTTTTTGATTTTGACAATACTTTAATTCTCTTTCGTAACCTAGTTTTTCATCAAAATAATAAATACCTGTTGATTTTATAGAATAAGAAAGTGGTTTTAATTTTTTTGTAAGATAATACATTCTATCTTTTATCTCCCACTCAGGTTTTTTAGGTTCAACTTTTTTAGGTTTTGGTGTTTCCATAACCGGTGCTTCAACTTCTTCGAAGTCTTTTTCTATTAAAGGCTTTACAGCCTTTTTTGTTTCTTGTTTTTTTGCCATAATATAATATATAATAAAATTAATAAAATAAAAGGCCGAGGCCGAAGCCCCGGTCTTTTTATAAAAATGCTTACTTCATTAACATAAAGTTATTAGCACCTTGAGTAACTAAACATCTTTCAGATAACATATGTAAAGACATTGCATCCAAAGCAGATGTAGCAGCGCCTACAGAACCAGTAACCCAAGTTTTCATTCTTCGGTCATCAGTTTGTGAAGCTCTATATCTAACATGTAAGAAAGGACGCTTCATGCTTTGCCCAACAGTTTGGTCATAAACTGAAGAAGTACCAGCAGGAATCATAACTCCTCTAATTGCGTTGGCACCAGCAATAGTATTTATACTACCTCTAGTAGCCTTGTCATTTAAGTATCTGAAGTCAGACTTGTAAAAGTCATAAGAACCTCTTCTGAAACCAGTAAAGCCTAAGTTTAGTGCCATATCTTCAGAGTTGTTAAATACACCGTAAGATGTACCACCAGCTCCGTAAGAGTTCATTGAAGCTAACATATCGTCAATAGCTAAGCTAGTTGATCTATTAACAAACATCATGTACTCTTCAATAGCACCTTGCTTATCAAACTCAGCTAAGATAGCATCGAACTCAGCTAAATCAGTAGCTGCGTTAACACCAGTAACACCAGAAGTTAAATTACCTCTAGCAGTAATAGCAGCAAATAAACCTTGCGTACCGTGATAAGCGTCGTTAGCACTTAAGAAATCAGCTGCATCATCAGAAGATGTTAATTCACCCTCTAACATAGCCATTTCTAAATAATCAGTAAATCTAGCTCTAGTGTCAGACTCAGCTTTTAAGTACCATAAGTAACCAGATTGACCACCTTCAGAAGAAACTTCAACCCAACCGATTCTCGAAGCGTCAGAACCTGAAACTTCGTAGTAATCTTTTAATATGATTGGTTTGTTGCTAAAAGACTTGAAAACAGGCTCGTTAGATCCTCTTCTATCAGTAGCAGTTGAACCATCAGCAGAAATATAATTAGTTCCTTTGTTAAACTCAGAACCATAAACTAATACTGTACAAAGGTCATCATCAGTAGATGCTGAAGTAGCGGCTCCATAAGGCTCAACTTCAATAAACACAGTAGAAACCTCAGTAACTAATCCTTTAAGTACCTCAGTAGAACTAGCAACAATAACAGTATCGTTAACTCGTACACCGTGATCACTACCTGGATCAACACCATCAATATCAGTTAATATTTCAATTTTAACACCACCGCCAGTAATACCAGCATTGTTGTCTTTAATTTGAGCGTTATAAGATAAATGTAATCTACCTTGCTCAGACCAAACTACTTGATCAGCAGTCATAGCCTCTTCTGCGCCAACTTGAGAAAGGAAACCAGAAATTGTACGAGGTCCAAAAACCTCAGCTTCTTTTTCCATCAAGTCTGGCAGGTATTGTTGTGCCCAACCTTGGTTAGCTGTAGACGCCAAGTCTAAGTAATTTCCAGTTGTTGCTTGTTTTTGTGGGATAGCTACACTATTTAAACTACTCCCTGCAGTAATTGCCATAATTTTTAAATTTTAAATTGTTATTTATTGTTTTTAATTTTAAACTTAAAATCAGAAGATGTATCACCTAAAACTTTTACTTTTATACCACCAGCTTCAATTGTTCCATGACTTTGTCTTGGATTCATATCAACGTTTTTAGCTTTAGCAACACTATTTTTCATAGCATCGGCCTTGCCTTGTTCGTAAAAGTGTTTTGCAACAGCATCTGCATTCATTGCTGTATATAGAGATTTATGATAACCTTTAGCGTCTGATAATGTAGAATTTTTATCTAAAAACTTTTTAGTAAAATTATTTATATCACTTTGAGTTGTTTTAACCTCTTCAGCATTGTTTACGTTAAATCTATATTTTTTATCACCGACGTTATATTCAAAACCTTTGAATTTATCGTTAAAAACCTCGTTGGTTTTTTGTGTAAAAATATCAGAGTTCTTTTTAACTGTTTTTTTAGTTGCTTCTGACTCCTTGTTGTATCTATTAAAGAAATTTACAGCTTTTTGCTGCTCTGTTGTGAGCTTACTTCCAGCTTTAATATCTTCATAGTATTTGGACTTTTGCCCGTCCAGATGGGCTCTAGCGTTGGCAACTTGCTCTTTTAACGCTAATTTTTTTCTTCGTATATCTCTTTCTTCATCTTCTTCTTCGTCGTAAGAGAACGAATCTTCCATAAGGAAGTTAATTTCTTCGCTATTTAAATGAGGTTTGGTTTGCTTGTAATATTCATATAATAGATTTTGATCATCTAATTTTGAATAGTCTTGATTAAGCTTTACATAGTCATTTAAATCACCACCAGTTTCTTCCATAAAATCCATAAGCTTTTGGATATTTTCTGGTAATGGTTTTCCAGTAGCCTCAGCCTCAGCAACAGCCTCTTCAATTTTTTCTTCCGCTTCTGCAACTTCTTCCTCTGTAGAATCTTCAGTAATTTCTTCTAATACTGGAGCTTCTTGTGTTTCTGCTTCCGGTTGTACTTCTTTTTGTTTTTGTGTGGGCTCGGCATTTTCAGGCTCTGTAACCACTCCGCTGTTGTCAGCGTTATCTTCTTTAGTTTCATTTTTTTCTTCTTTTGGTGTTGGTGGTTTACTTAAATCTACTTTTACAACACTGTCGTCTTTAGCAGATTCAAATTTACTTTCATCAACTTTTACCACGTTTTCATCACCTGGATCTTGTTGGTTTTGCTGTGTAGTCTCTTCGACTACGTTTTCTTTGTTTTCTTCCATAATATAATATAATAATAATTAATAAATTTATCTAGGTTCAAACGAGCCTAAATCAAATCCTCCGCCTAAGGTATCATTACCTGCGGACTCAAAGTTTTTAGGTGGTTTTCCACTATTTCTTTGATCAATCATTTCTGATTGCTGTGTAGCTTGTATTTTTGTTCTTTCGTCTTTACGATCTTCTTTTTGTTTTTCCCTTTCTTTTATCCCATCAACCTCAACACCTTTTAACTGCATGTTATACTGAAACTCTAAAGCCATTAATTCTTTTTTCATTTCAACTTCTTGTTGCATTTTTTGAGCATTTATTTGAGCTTCTATTTGTAGTAACTCTGCTTTACTAGCATTTAAAGCTTGGTTTTTTTGAATATCAGCTTGGGCAGCAGCTTGAGCCGCTTGAGTGTTAGATTGAGTCTGCGCTTGTATGTTTTGCATTTGCAACGCTCTATCTTTGTCTTCTTTTTTCTTTCTTCGTATTTTTAAAAGTTGATTAGCTAGCTTAACACTTCTTATATCTCTAAGATCAATAGCATCTTCTAAATCTATTGTTTTTTGTTGAAGCGCCATTTGAATATTGTTTTCTAAAATAGCTTTTTCTTCTTCATCGGGTTGTAGCTCTAAAAATATTCCAAAATCATACAAATGTAAATTAGAAATTTCTTTTAATGTAGCAACGTTATGCACACCAATAGCTTGAATAAAAGCATCTTTAGTTGGAGAGTATTCTATGACATCTGATATTCTAAGAGATAAGCACTCGGCTGTTTCGGATGTTAAATATAATCCTGCTTGCAATATATGCCTTGTTGCCGTGTTGCTATTTGCAGCTGCTAATTTTTGTACACCGACTAAAGCGTTTTTGTCTGGCATACTACCGTCTCTAGCTTCGTTAAGTCCGGTTACATCTCTTATCATTTGTAAATAATAATTGTAATTACCTATAAGAGCTTGCATTTTATTACCTCCGCTACCAGATGTTATTTCTTTAATAGGTACTTTACCAGGATTCATATCACCATCTTGAGTAAACGATCTACCTATAACAGAACCAGTTTGGAAGAACATGTTTAAAGCTTCTTGTGGATTGTAATTTGTTCCATTGCCTAAATCAACTTCTGCTAAGCCATCAGCATCTAAGTAGACACCATCAGGTACCATGCGCGACATTACTTGTTGTAATTTTAAATGCGTAAGTTGTATCATGTCTGCAAAACCAGTTATACGTTTTACTAACGAATCTATTTTACCATCATACATACGAGGAGCTACAATAGCATAATTCATTTTTACTTTAGTGTAATCACTTTTGGGCCTCATCATGTTTTTAGCCATTTCATATTTAAGCAACTTATTTGTACCCAATATTAAAGCGCCTTCATATAGACACTCTATAGATCTAAGCATTCTACCATAACCACCTTCTTTTTCTTCAGGTGGATTGAACGAGTCATCTTTAGGTATAATTTTATCAGCTCCAGTTCCAGTTTCTTTTACTTTATAAACTTCATTCATATATGTTTTATAATTAAAATATAAAACTTGAATAGTGTTGTTATCTTCTTTGTCTGCGGAATACCTTGTGTTATAATTATTTCTATTATAACTTTTGTTTTTCATTATATCTTCAAGATCTGATTCTGTTAAATGAGGAAATTGTTTAGCTAATTCATTAACAGGTATTGTTTTAACTTCACCTACATAATATATATCATCAAAATAAGGTGAGTCTGTATAAGAATAAACTAAGTTTGCTGGATCTACATAATCAATAACAACACCTTTAGAAGTATTAAATGCGGTTTTAACAGCACCTATACCTAGAACTGTTAAATCTTGATAAAACCTTTTTTTAGTTAATTCATATTTATTACCTTCAAACAATACGCTTAAAGCTTGTTCTTCAGCAAGTTCAACCGCTTGTTTATAATTAAGCTGCATGTGTATACCTAATTCTTCGCTAGACTCTGGTAAATCTTCATTAGCTATATTACTTTCTTTCATGTCTAAGTTAAACCTAGATTCAACTTCTTCGTTGAATTCCTGCATCTCCATGTCACTTAATATAGCCTCCATATACTTAGTTCGTTTTTCAACTCCATTTGGTGATTGTGAAAACGCTTTTATATCGTAGGTTCTTTCTGCAATACCATTAACAACTATATCTACAAATTTAGGTACAATTGGAACAGGTGTCCAGTCTAAATTTAAATAGGACAAATCACCATTTATAGATAACTCATCCTTGTATTTTTGTATTGATTGCTCACCTCTAGCATACAATCTTAAATTATGAAAATTATTTTGATTTGATCTATATTTATTAAGACTTCTATCATCATTGAACCATTCTGTTTCTATAGCTTTAGCTACTTTCAAACCATAGTCGTAGCTTAGCTTTTCAGCATCACTTACCGCTTGGCTTGGAAAATAGCTTTTATTAGAATATGCCATATTTATTTTATTATTTGTGAATTAGTTCCAGTATTACTATACTTAGAAATATTTATATTTAGTTTAGGTTTTTCAACTTTTGCGTTTGGTGCATACAAATGTCTATTGTTTGCCATAATAGCTAGACCAGAACTTATTGATGCGTCAAACTTAGTTCTTTTGTTTATATCAAACTTGCTCCAATCATTTAGTAGCTCGTTAAAATATAAATCTCCAAACGACCCGTCTTGTTTTATACCCACGTGATCTTGTATATACATTTCAATCGCGGCAGCGTGAGCTTGTTTTATATCTTCACTAGAGTTTGGTATACCACCTACTTCTTTTTCTGCTACAGATAATTTATTCCATGTTTTATCCGGTCTGTTCATGCTAAAACCCCTATAACCCCTACGTCTTAAATAGTAAAGTAATCTAGGTTTATTATTCTCTGCAAGTATTGGCATACCGTAAAAAACTAATGCCATTAAAACATCTTCAAAGAATATTTCAGCTGTAGGTGGTCTTGATAAGTATTCTAAAAAAAAGCTATTCGCAGGAGCGTCT